AAACGTAAGTGTTTGATTCTGTTGGCGCGGGAGATTGCGCAAAAGAGCGGATTTCTGAGCGTGAAAACTGGCCGAAAGCCGCGCGGCACTAGGCGTTGAGCCTGATCCGTGCGGCGTCCCAGGCTTTGATTCCGTATAGGCGCAAGTGCTTGATTTTACAGTGCGTTTCCATCCTCTCCAATTCCTCCCCAAAACCTCGCCAAAACTCAGTCGCGGATTATGCCACGTCGATCCACTCGGCGCCCCGGCTGTCACGGTAGAGCGCGGTCATCGCTGCCGACTTGTGGCCGAGCAGCAATTGCGGATCTCGTCCCTCAGCTGCGTGCAGGCGTGCCGCCAGCGAACGCATCTCGTGGAAGGTCGGCGGGCTCGCTCCGAACTCTATGCCGGTGCGGTCCCGCGCTGCTGCAAATGCGCTGGTCAGCGTGTCCAGCATGATCGGCATTCCCGGCGTCGCGCGACTCACGGTGCGACTGTGATGCACGAGATGTTTGGACACTACCGCATCACGACAAGCTTTAACCACCTCGCCCAGCTCGAGCCCGAGCGATTCCAGGCGCAGCTTCGTGCTGATCCGCAGCCTGGCGCCGGTCTTCGCCTGAATGATGTGCAGATGCTCGTCGTACACATCCTTGAACAGCATCGCGGCGATATCATCCCGCCGCTGGCCGGTCAGCACTGCAAGCTCCATTGCCCGCTTCAGCCATGGCTGCTTGGCCTCCGCGTAGATCGCCTTCCATAGCTCCAGGGTTAGCCGTTCGCGCTTGACCTTCACTTTCGCGGCCCGCGTCACTTCGACCGGGTTGTCCTTACGCCATCCCGCCGCTATCGCCTCGCGCATCAGGTCGCTCAGCAATGAGCGCATGGCCCGCGCCATCTGCGCCTTGCCCTCATCCGTGAAGGTCTTCAGATAGCCGGCAACCTCAAACGTCCCTATGCTTGCCGTGTCGAGGTGCCCAAGCGCCTCGCTCAGGCGATTCAGCCTCATGCGCACGGTTTCCTTGCTGCGGTCAGACACGTCGCGCTCTGCATACAGCTTGCGGTATTCATCGATCCATTCCGAGAGCCTCCGAACCGGTGCAACTGCTATGCGCTCGACCAGTGCCGGCTGCATCTTCGCGCCGGCATGGTTGGCGTGCACCGCCTCCCGCACGGCCTGCGCCTTGTCTGTGCCGAGCCCATACCACTTCCCAGACGACGGGTCGCGGTAGCTGTAATAGGTGACGCCGTTCCTGCTGTCCGTCTTGCGGTACAGGTTCGGCGGCAGGTCTTTCGAACCGGTCTTACGCGGCCTTGGCGCCATGTCGATCCCTCGCGATGCGCCCGGCAAGCGTGCCTGGCTCGATGTACTGTGCGTCTGGCTCAACATAATAGCTGCGCCCGTGCTTCACCGGGGCGGGGAAAATCTTCGCCTCCCGCGCCCACCGCCGCAGCGTGTTGAGCGTTGGCACCGGATCGAAGTTCGCTTCCGCCCATTTCTCAAGGCTCAATTTCATCTGTCACCCCTCCAATTCCCGGCAGCCGCAGTAACTGCAACGCTTGCCGATCACGTTCTTCACGCATGTATTCGTGCGCTCGCCTTCTTCCTCTATCCAGACTTCCATGCGGATTCGCTGCATGTCGGACTTGGCGAGGATCTCAAACTGGCGCTTCTGCTCCTGCTCCGGCAGGCGCTTGAATGATTGCCAAAGGCTCATGCTCACCCCCTCACCGTTACGCCGGCTGCTTCGATGGCGGCGCGGCAGTCGTCAAGTGCAAGGTTGTAGCCTGCGCCCTGATATTGCTCAGCGCTTGGCCCCATCTCGCTATCTGGCCCTCCATTGACCGATAGGTCGCGTGCCGGCAGTTTAATCACCAGAGCCGCACGGGATGCTTTCCACGCCATCCAGCATCTGTTCGTCTCATGGCAGGCGTAGCCATCTCCGAACCGGTGCAAGTCCATCTCCTGTGTGTTCATATTGTCTCGCCACCACGCCTCGAACTCTGCTATCGCCTTGTCTGTGTGCTGCATCTCTATCTCCTGCTGCGTGTGGGGTTAGGCGGTCATCGCGGCTCGGATGAAGACTTCCGCCGCTTTAGCATTGATGGCGTTTCCGTAGGCGCGCAGTCGTCCCACTCGGGAGGCAGCCCCATGAGCCAACGGGAATGTGCCGGGTTCAACTGGCCGCCACTTTCCATCCCGGCAGAAGAGCCAATCAGCATCTCGCCAGAGGCCGTTAACCGGGCCGGCATCGCTATCGCCGCCGCTGCGGCCAAGTCTTGCGGGCAACCCTTCCGCTCGATTTCCCGCAAAGCCCCATCCAAGGTTCTGGCGTTCTTCTCGCCGTCCGCTGCGCGCGGGGTCGGCCAAGCAGCCAATAGCGCAAAGTCGTTCAGGTTCGAACCGTGGCGCGTTGTCCCCATTGCCCGTTTTGCCTGCCCGCCGCCCGATCCGTCTTGAGCCTGCGGCGTTGGCCAGCCAGTAGAGCCTGTCGCGGATGTGCGGGGCACCGACGCCCGCAGACGGAAACGGGACGGCCCCGAAGGCGTACTCCATTGCTTCCATGTCAGCTTGTACAAGGTCGAGCCAAGCGTCTGCGTCCTTGCTCGCAACCTGCTCTCCAGCGACGATTGCAGGTCGGCACTCTTGGATGAGCCAATGGAAGCTTGGCCAGAGATGCCGCTCGTCAGCAAACCCAGCTCCTTTGCCTGCCGCGCTGAAAGGCTGGCATGGGCAACTCCCGGTCCATACAGGAAGGTCATCTGGCCATCCGGCTCTACGAAGAGCGAGGGACCAGACTCCAACGCCTGCAAAGAAGTGGCATTGCGTGTAACCGGCGAGGTCTGCAGGGCGAACATCCTCGATACTCCTTTCGTCTACGTCGCCAGGCGCGATGTGGCCGGCTGCGATCAAGTTGCGGAGCCACTGCGCCGCGTATGGGTCGATCTCGTTGTAATACGCAGGCATATCTCTACCTCCCCGCCGACTCTCGCCGGCAGGCTGTGTGTTTGGGTGGGGTTAGGGGGTGGCGTCCAGCTTCAGTGCCGCCTCCATGCGGGCATTCATGGCTTCTGACCGAGCTAACAGTAGGTCGAGCTGATCGTTCTGGCGTTGCACCTGAGCAATCATGGCGTCGGTGTCATCCATGCTCTTTTTGATTAGCTCGCGAAACCACTCCAGATCAGTCTGGCGTTTCATTCACGCCTCCTTCGCAGCCATGGGCACCAGTTCCAGCGCCTTGGCTGGGTAGATCTGCACGCTGTTGCGATGCGCGCTGCTCTCGACTGCGTAGCCTTCCTTGGTCTGCTCGGTCGAGTACCAGCCAACCACGCGGCCAATCCACTCGCTGCCGGTGGACTTCTTCACGAGGTCGCCCATGCGGAACTTTGCGGCTCCTTGGGCGGATAGGGCGGCGCGGAGTTCAAACGCCGCGAGCCGTAGCGCTTCCGCAGCCTGAGCGTTACCAAACTCGTCGGCTTCATCAGCGTTTTGGTCCCAAATCTCAGCCAGGGCGCGCAGCTTGTTCGCCGGCCTGCTCTGCTCCGGCTGCGGGGCGGTCTGCGCTTGGTACTCAGGAAGAACCCCGCAAATATCCGCCAGCATCATCGACATATTGGCAACGTCCGCCGAATATTCACGGATGCCGTCGCGGTCACCTTTCTTCGCAGCTTTCTGCAGCTTCCCGATGTGATAGAAAATCTCCAGCAGCGCAGTTTTGACGTCCATCGCAAGCCATCCGGGGCGGTCGCCCTTTCCGGCGTTGGCGTGCAGCTCGGCGCGCATCATGCTCAGGAATGGCAACAGCACGTCGTCGTATTTCTGCGGGGCGGTCTGCGCCGCTGCTTGCTCTACTGCCGCCTGCCCATCCCTGAACCCCTGCGCTGCGGCTGTGGCCATGTCGACGGCGGTGTAGGTGTCGGTGGGCTCGGCATGCTGGGATAGCGTGTTTCGAACGCGGGCGATTACCAAGCCTGGAGCGGGATGCTGGCCCTCGAAAACATCATTCACGTCACGCAGCAATACGAGCAGCCGCTCCACCTCCGCCTTCGCAGCTCCCAGCTCAGCTCCCATGGCTGCCAGTTCCTTCAAGTCATGCTTGGTCATACCTTGCTCCAAATTCTCGAGTCGTTCAGTTCCGCCTCGGTGGCGTAGCGCGGGTTACGGCTCAGCGCCTGCATCAGGAACGCGGCACCGTTCGATCCGGCAATGTAGTGGCGGGTGTTGGTCGGCTTGTGCAGCCAGATTTGGGTCTTGGGTCGCATGGGGCCTCCGGTGGGCGGCAGCGGTAGCAATCGCAGATGCCGATACGCTTGCCATCCGTGCGGCAGAATGTTGGTGCGTTCATGCAGCTGCCTGTGCCTGCCAGGCGCCGCACGCCTCGAAGATCCGCGCGGCCTGCGCCTCGTCCAGCGACGTGCCGCCAGGCATCGCTATCCAGCCCGAGCCAATGAGGTGGTTCGGGTTGCAGCTCTTCACCAGGGCGCGGTAGTGCTCCTCCAGCACGCCGGCGAGGCTGTCCGATAGGTAGATGCCCTGCGGCGCGATCTCGCTGGCCTTGATGTACTGCTCGCCCTTCTGGTCGATGCAGAAGGCGGCCAGGTAGATGACCCAGCTATGGGCTATGTCGCAGATGGCCTCGGCGATCTGCCGACTTGGCGCGATGCTGCGGCAGGTCTTCCAGTCGACCAGCCCTTGCCGGCCGCCCGGGTCCATGTTCACGACCGATACGCGGAACTGGCGGACGATGGCGCGGCTGACCTTGTTCAGCCTGGCGTGGGGTAGGTTGCGTTTCATGGCTGGCACACCTCGAGCAGATTGTCCGAACTGAGGCGCCCGAGCGGCGCGGCTATGAACCGATCCATTGCATACACACCCCACGGCTGACCGGATAAGGTCGCCTGCGCGGCTGCGTGAATGATGGCGTCGAGCGCTTCGCTGAATCTCATGGCCACTCCTGCCGCAGCATGTCGTTCTGCCTGGCCTGCGGCGTGCCACGCTTGCGCAGCGGGAGGCTGTTCGATACAGCTGAGTTGCGCGCGCCCCGCTTCCGGCTGCGCTGGTCCGCCTCCAGGTTGCCGGCGTTGTTGAATACGGCAGGCTTGATCTCTATCGGCTTGCCGATGCTGTCCGGCAGCAGCTGGATCTTTCCGCCAGCGTTCAGGAATGCAGCCGTGGCCGCGTCAATTTGCGCGCGCAGAGCCTCGCCCTGCGCTATGGCATGGTTGTCTATGAGCATGAGTGTGTACCGGGAGGAGGGCGCGCTGGGCGCCCGGGGTGGATCAGATCAGCAGCGAGCGGGCGCCGCGGTAGGGGTTGGCAAATGGCAGGTCGTCATCAAAATCAGGCGGTGCGGCCTGCTGGCTGCGCTGCGCCTGACGTGGCGCTTGCTGCTGCGTCTGCTGCTGATCGTCGCGCGGCTCAAACAGGGCAAGCCAGATTGAGCCGTCTTCGTCGACCTTGCAGCCGGCCGGATTGAAGAAGGCGTCCATCTTCATGCGGAAGCCCTTGTCGGTCTGGATGACCGCGCCGACCTTCCGACTGATGTACTTGGTCTCGCCGTTCTTCTCGTACTTTCCGACCGTGGCTACCACGTCGTATTTGTGTTTTGCCATTATTGCTGTGCTCCGCTTGCGTCATTGACCACTTCAAAATCTCCATCGAATACGTACTCGTTACCCTGCGGCAGCCCAGCCTCTGCGGCCTCGTCCAGGGTGACGGCGCGCTGAATCTCGACCGACACTGGCAGGTACTTGAAGAGGCGGCGGATAACCGTCTTCTTCGCCATTTCCTCCCAGTGGCTGACCCACGGGCCAGACTTGCCGGCCTTGCTCTGTGCGCGGACGGCCTCGACTTGGGCCTTGCTCATCACCTCAAACTGGACGCCGCCGCCCTGTAGTCGAGCAACCGCATAGACGTGGGTGATCTCGCCGGCGTGCTCGCCTTCGAACGGCTTGTGCGTCAGGTCTTCGTGCAGGCCAAGCTGATAATCGAACTCGTCGTGTTCGCGCACGGTGCGCGCCGACAGGCTCACGATCTGCCCGGATCGGCGTGCCAGGTCGATCATGCCGCGATAGCCGATGATCAGCTGCACCTGGTTCCCGTAGGGCAGCAGGTAGGCGTGACCGAGAGAGTTGCCCGGCTCCAGGCCCAGCTGGGCGCATTGGATGACCGAGCCGAGGAAGCTGTGCTGATCGCACTTGACCAGCGCCGGGGTCTTCCGGATCTCGGTAGTGACGATCCGCGCCATCCGCTCAGCCGTCATGTGCTTTGGCAGCGCCGCGGCGAATTGCGCCTTCATCTTCGGGCTGGCAAGCATTGCGGCCAGGCTGTCGGCTGGGCTACGTGGCTTGACCTGCTGGCCGGTGGCTTGCTGCATGTCCTTCTGCGAGAAGGGTGCGACGTTCTCAGTGCTCATCTTCGATCCTTGGCCCAGTAGGGCAGCGAGAGGGTTTCCACGCCGGACCATTCACCGGTGCGGATGCAGTCGGCGTAGGTGGCCATGTCCTCAAGGTATGTGTCTCGACCGATCGACTTGGCTTCGTGGTCGAGCGTGAAAAGGCGCACCGGGTACTTGCCGCACTCGATGCTTGTGCTAACGACCAGGAACACGAACGCGGCCGGCTGCTCGCCGAAGTGCGCTGCGTAGCCGTCGCAGTAGAACGGGTCTTGGACGTGATAGCGGTACTCGTAGACGGAGCGGGCGAACTTCTCCATATCGCCTGTCGTCTTCACGTCGGCGATCCAGCCAAGCGAGGTGATGGTCTTGTCCGGCCGGCAGCGCGCCAGGAGGCCCGTCGACTGCTCTTTCCAGTAGATGCTGGCCTCTGCATCGCCTTCGGCCTCAATCAGCCAGCGTGCGTGCGGATGGGCCATCACGCTCTCGCGGATCAGCATGACCTTCCGGCCTTCGTCGGCGGTGAGGACAGTCTGGCCATTCAGCCCGGCCTCGAACTCCTCCCATTTTTCTTTGCCGGCCTTGGTGTTGCGCGGCGCGTCGGCCGGCCCGATGGCGTACTGCTCAGCGAACCGGTGCGGCTCAAGCAGGATGGCGTGCACTGCGTCGCCGATGTTTAGCGCCGACTTCTTCTCCTCGTCCTCTGGAGCGGCCTTGCTCCACTGGTACAGCGCTGGGCTCTTGTGGATCAGGTCAAGCTGCGACTTAGAGACGCCTGGCCCGCCGTGGTAGGCCTCGTTGCTGAGGTCGCGGTAGTAGCCTGGCGTGATTGCCTCGACTGGAGCGTTCATGCTCAACCTCCGAAAAGTTTGTAGATCGCCGCCTCGCCAGCCAGGCCGATCAGCAGCACGCCAGCCAGCACGCCGAACCCGGTAAGGGTCCACCACGCCGCTGCGAATGAGTGGCCTGTGGGGGTGTCGTCGTAGGGGAGGGATTGGGTGCGGTTCATGGGGTCACCAATTCGGCAGGGACGTTGACCGTGTTGCCGAGATGTTCGCGCACCAACCGGCGGCAGCCGGCCACGAGCGGCGTTGACCCTTGGCAAATTTCCATCAGGGCGCTGCCTGGCATGCTGGCGGTCCAGAATCCTGACGAGACGCCAGGAGCCTCAGTGCTGACGCGGTGCTTGTGAAGCAGCGGCCCGCCCTGGCTCCAGTCGGTAGACGGGCAGTAATGCCCTGCGTACTTGTCCCAAACCACATCGCTGGCGGGTATAGAGACGTCTCCGCATTCAACCTTCGCCACCGCCCAATCCAGCGCCGGCCCGATCAGCTCGGCGGTCTTCACTTCGATCATCTGGCTCATCCCGTAACCCTCCCCGCCAGCGCGCTGACGTATATCCATCCTGTGAAAACGAGCAGGGCGATAGAGAAGCCCCGCCACCATGCGTAGCGCAGGGATCGTTGTCTTTGGCTAGCCATCACACACCCCCCAATAGCGCCACGTAGGCGAGAGTTCCGATAAGCGATCCGGCTACGGTGATGCCTAGGGCGCCGGCCAGCTCCTTGAGGACGTAGGCGTTCATGGCTGCTCTCCTTCAACTGGAGTCATCCAGTCAGCGTTATGCTCAAGTAGCGTCAGCTCCCATCCTGGCGCGATTTCGCACATGCCGTATTCGCCGAACTGCCCGGAGTAATAGCGGGCCTCGTACAGGTACAGTCCTTCGCCGTGGATGAACTCTTCTTCATCCCTGAGCTGCTCCTCAATTTCGCAGAGAGGATCAAGCGCTATGCGCCCGTTGATGGCGCATATGAATGGATCTTCTCCACCTTCAAGGCGAAGAACCTCAAGGATCACCGGCCCTTTGTTGAAAACGTCCTTGGTCATGGCTGCTCTCCTTGCAGGGCGGCGCGGTCGATTCGCTCAATCTCGGCCAGCAGTAATGCTGCAGCCCGGACATAATTCGCTCTGGCGTCGCGCGGCTTCCACCATTTCGAGTGGAATGGCCAGATGCATGGCGCTTCGTCATTTCCGCCGTTGAGTACGTAGGCCGCCGCTGCGCGTGGTAGCTCTGCAGCGTCGTAAAGGTCGTCATGGGCAGGCGTCCATCCTTCACGCTCGACTTGGCGTCGACGCTCTGCCAGAACGTCAACAGAAGCCTTGGTTTGCTTGTTTAGTTCAGCGAGAAGTTCTTCCCGCTCACTCGCAATGCGCACGAAATCGGCGTTGGCCTCGGCCAGCTCTAGGAGCAGCGCTTCGTAGCTCTCGACGCGAACCCACCCGCCTTCCGCATCTTCATGCATCAGCGCGCTCAGGCCGTCGTATCCGAACGGCTCGTACCGCTTCACTTCCTTGCTCATGCCGCCTCCCGAGCGATCTGCTCTGCCTTGCTGCGCAACTGCGCCGCGTGGTGTTCGATGAATGCCGCTTGCTGCTTGTCGATGCTCCAGACGATCTCGTTCAGGGCTTCGTCTAGCCATTCGTTCGAGTAGCCGATGCGGCTACGCAGGGCGTCCCACTTGCCGGAGCAGATGGACAGGATCAGCGCCTTGGCCAGAGCGGCCGGCACCTCTAGCTTGTCCTCGCAGAACTCGGCGTAGGCCTGCATGGTTGGTTCGTGGAGGCTGTCGAGCGCGGCCAGTACCTGCTCTGCCTCGGAAACGCTGTCATCCGGGCACGGCTGTTCGCGGCGCCCTGTGGGTCCGTAGTGCTTCATGGTGGATACCTCGGTTGCCCGGATGGGCGGGGGAAGGGGTGATGCAGTGGCCGGACGCTAACCGGCTGTTGTGCCGTACAGTCTCAGACTGCCGCCTTTTCGGCCTCACGGCTGCGTGTCTGCTTTCCACGCCGCACTGCATCGGGGAGTGATCTGAGGTCTTGCGACGCACTTGCCGGTGGCCCTAATGGCCCTGCTGCCGGCTTTACCAATCAGGCAGATCACTCTCCGATACACGCTGGTTACGCCAGCGACTCGGCCATCTCAACGGGCAAGCTGTGAGAGCCCGCCAACGGCTGCCGGTGTTTTTCAGCAATCGGGGCACTTGCCGGCTTATCCCCGTCGCGGATATCCCGAAGGTCCGCCGCGCGCGGATGTGATTCATGGCGCTACCAGCACCGGGCGCCGTTCGGTTATTACAGGCCCGTTAGGGTCTGGTCTGGCTGGCTCAGGAGGGGGTTATTTGGTGCGGGATGTCAGCAATCTATGACCAGTCGTCCATCACTTCTCTCCTTTCTCTCTCCACCACTCCCACCCCCACAGCGCAGCTAGTACGCAGATGAGGAGGAGGGTTTGGGGTAGGGTTAGCATGGGGTGCTCGGCAGTAGTTCGGCGTTCAGCCGTCGAACCTCGGCGGCGTGGTCGGCCCACCCCCTGTCGTAATCAGCGCTCACAGGTCCAAGCGCGACAGGCATAACCAGCTCCGGCTGCGGGGCGGTCTGCGCTTGGTACCCAGGAAGAGCCCCGCAAATATCAGCCAGCATCATCGACATATTGGCAACGTCCGCCGAATACTCACGGATGCCGTCGCGGTCACCTTTCTTCGCAGCTTTCTGCAGCTTGCCGATGTGATAGAAGATCTCCAGCAGCGCAGTTTTGACGTCCATCGCCAGCCATCCGGGGCGATCGCCTTTGCCGGCGTTGGCGTGCAGCTCGGCACGCATCATGCTCAGGAATGGCAACAGCACGTCGTCGTATTTCTGTGGGGCGGTCTGCGCGATGGGGGCGGCTTTTTCGGAGCGCTGCCAGGCAGCGCCAGAGGTAAACGCATCCAAAGCTCTATCCCGATAAGGGGAGTCATCATCAATCCCGCGCTGCTCGCAAAACCTGATTGCGGCTTTCTCGGTGCCGAATAAATCCCGCTCATCCTGCGCTGGAACTGACTCGAATTGTCCGCTCATCTCATCCTCCTATGTGCTGATGGGTGACAGTGGGGCGGTTAGGCGAACTTGATCTGCTGCTCGGCCATCTCATCAGCCGCATCAGCCATGCGACGTAGTTGCTCGCTGGAGATGAAGACCGGGATGTTCTGGCCATCGATCTCGATGTTTACGCCAGGGCAGGCAGTGCGCGCAGAGCGGTTGATCAGCAGCGCCGGCTCAATCTCGTACGAATCTGCGGCCTGCTCGTTGTACTCCATCGACTCTTCGAAAACGTCTTGTTCCATGCTCTCTCTCCATTTTGTTAATCCCCGCTGCCTGTCGCCAAGCTGCGGGGGTGGGGTTAGGCGTGGTCGATGACCATGCGATCGGTGCCGTCTTCGTTGTAGCCCTTTAGGATTTCGATGCTGAACAGGTCTGCGTAATCATCAGGCAGAGCGCCGGTCACGTACGCCTCATCGAAAACGGGCTGGATAGTTCGAATATCGCTGTTCGAGTTGTTCACAAACTTGAAGCTGCCAATACCTTTGGCCATCGTTCTTCTCCGGCGCTATTCAATGCTTGCTAAGCCGCCAACTGCGCCTCATCCAGTCGCGGATCGGCGGATCGGCGTTCGGTTGTCTTCCCGCTGGCCACTCTTGCGAATGGCCAGAAGGAAACTCTTTCGCTCGTCTCGTGCGCTCCGTGCCCGCTGCTGATTGCAGGCCGTAAGGCTTCGGTTGGTTGGCGGTGGGCTTCCCTGTTCACGCGCCTCGATCAGCGTTGGCGCGTGGTCGCTGGGTATATACAACCTGCTGCGTACAGCCTTGGTGCCGGTTGAGTGAGGCACACAGCAGGAGGTCCGGCGCCCCTCATAGCCGAGGCTCGGGGCGCTAATTCGATTCGGTGTTTCTGGCCTCCGTTACTTGCCACGGTGGGCTGGGCTGATAATTCGGAAATCCCGAATTACCTCTCTCCGTTGCGATTCCTTGTCTGAGTCGTCTCTTTCCCGCTGCCGCAACTGGCGTCGCACCGGGTGACATTTCGCAACTTCGCGTGGCTGCATGTGGAGCCACGGCCAGTTCCAGAGCTGGCATGGGGCGGAAAACTTGTTACTCGCGCTGTGCCCGGTAGGGGATTCCGCCGCGAGGGTTCCGAGTTGTGAAAGAGCGTTCCGGGATCACCCGAGGCCTCTTGAGGCCCTGAAGCGTGTCTCGCTTCGATGGGTGAACAATAAGCCAATGCCTAACATTGTGCAATAGGCATTAGCTAATTTTTTTCGAGTAGACGAACGAAACCGCCCGAGGCTTTGCCGAGGCCCTCTTGAGGGAATCAGGAATCAGGAATCAGGAATCAGGAATCAGGAATCAGGAATCAGCCGGGCTCGACATGGCCTAGGACATGCCTAGGCCCGTACATTGGCTAGAGGGTGCGTAATAGAAGGGTTTGCGGCTATGTCAGCCGAGCGCGCCGCCGCGCCAGATCACTCTGCCCATGATTGGCACCTCATCCATTGAGGCGGCAGAAACCTCCTCGTCTGGATAGCGCGCCTTGTCCGGGTTGTCGCTGCGAATCAGCCAGCTCCCCGATATCTGCTGCGCCATGCGCTTGATGCTCAAGCTGCCGTCTGGTCGCCGGATCGCATATACCTGGCGGTCACGAGGAGTCGTGTCTGCGCTATCGAACAGCACAACGTCGCCTTCGAAAATATAGGGCTCCATGCTGTTGCCGGTCGCGTAGATAACGAACAGGTGCTGCGGCTTGGCGCCCATACGGCGAAGCCAGTCGCGCTTGAATGCCAGCCCGCCAGTGACTTCGACGTGATCATTCAGCGCGCCATCACCGCAGGCGCCGCGTGCATCGTACTGCGGTATCAAGGCGTAATCGTTTTCGCTGGGCGAATGCCCGGATCGCTCATCTGCTGCAGGCGTGGCGGTTAGCGCGATGGTTGCTTCCGATCCGTGGAGTTCAATTGTCGACTGTTCGCCTGGAGTAGAGCGGTGCGCTTCGTCTGCAATGAGAACAGTTCCGTCGGCAAGGCCCCAGTGGCTTGGCGGCACGACGTCAGAAAAGAAGGCGATCATCTGGATCATCTTCGTTTTGTCAATGCGGCCGGTCGCAATCCATCCCTGTACCGATGGAGGCTTCACGTTGAAACGGTCTGCAAGGGCCTTCTTCGAAAGCTTCTTCTTGACCCGTGCGGCGTCTATAGCTGCGCCAAGCTGTTCACCTTTAAGCATTGCCTAATTTACCTCTGGTGAATATCGGTTAGGCAATGGCTTGCTATTGGATTAGCTAATGCCTTATTCTTTGCTCGTGTCACTACGGAGAGCACCAAATGACCCCCGCACAAGCAGCCCAGAAGGCAGCGCAAATCCTAGGTAGCCAGGCGGAGCTTGCTCGCCAGCTCCAGATTCGCACGCCAACTGTAAGCCAGTGGTGCTCAGGTGGCCGGCCGATTCCGGCTGCTCGTGCACTGCAGATCGAATCAGCAACTGGCGGAAAGGTCCGCCGGCAAGAGCTGTGCCCGTCCTTCCCGTGGGAAGGCGTGGCCGCCTGAGAACTGAAAAGGAAATCGACCATGTACCACGACCCCAAACATCTGCGCGACCACATCACGAAGGTGCGTCTCGACGAGGACACCGACGAGCTTCTGCAGTCGTTGGCGAAATTCCATCGCACCCAGAAAGCCGTACTGGCTCGCGAGCTGTTGGAAGCCAGCCTGCGGGACATGCTTTCGCGTCTTGAGGATACCGAAGTTGAACAGACGGCCTGAAGGCCCTCGGGAGGCCTCATGGCTGAACAAGATGTCGCTCTTGATGAGCGCTTTCAGCGCGCATTGCAGGAGCTAGCAAAGCAGGAAGGCAAGTCGCCAGAAGACCTGGGCGGCGAGCTGATCAGGGATCAACTGCGAAGGATCACTGAGCCGAAAGGCAATACCGGAAAGGTTCAGCCGTTTCGGAGAAGGGCAGGCCCTAAAAAGGGACCGAAAAAAGGGCAATAAAAAACCCACCGGACAGGGTGGGTTCTTCAACAACGCTAGAGCTGGAGCAAATAATGCCGAACCTACTACCAAATTGCAAGACCCTGACCATGAGCAGTCGCGAGATTGCTGAGCTGGTCGACTCTCGTCATGACAGCGTGCGCCGTACAGTCGAGCGACTGGCTGAGCGCGGCGTCATCGCTTTACCACCGCTGGTGGAAAAGGCAACGGCTGGCCGCCCGTCTGCTGAGTATGTTTTTTCCGGAGACCAGGGCAAGCGCGACAGCATCATCGTGGTCGCTCAGCTTTCGCCGGAATTCACTGCTCGGCTCGTTGACCGCTGGCAGGAACTGGAGTCGGCGAATCGCGTACAGCTGCCAGACTTCACGAACCCGGCAGAGTCGGCCCGCGCATGGGCAGAGCAATATGAGCTGCGGACCATCGCACAACAGGCCCTTGCCATCGCCGCGCCGAAGGTTGAGTTCGTCGACCGCTACGTCGAGAACACCGGCACGCTGACGTTCCGCCAGGTGGCCAAGCTGCTCAAGGCCAATGAGCGCGTGCTGCGTCAGCTGCTCATCAATGGCCATGTCATGTACCGCCTAAACGGCGTGATGACCCCGTACCAGAACCACATCGACGCCGGCCGTTTCGAGGTAAAGACCGGCACTTCCGAGCGCAATAACCACGCCTTTGCACAAGCCCGCTTCACGCCGAAGGGCGTCCAGTGGATTGCTGGCCTGTGGGCGTCGCACACCATGCAGGAGGCCGCATGATGGCCAGATCCCGGAACATCAAGCCAGGTTTCTTCCAGAACGAAGACCTGCAAGAGCTGGACTTTGCCACTCGCCTGTTCTTCATCGGCCTATGGACTGAAGCCGACAAGGAAGGCCGCCTCGAAGACCGCCCGAAGAAGCTGAAGAACGCACTGTTCCCGGCTGATGACGTGGAAGTCGAGCAGATGCTGGACGGCCTGGCCGCATACGGCTTCATCAGCCGATATGAGCGCGCCGGCAAGAAGATCATTCAGATCGTGAAGTGGGCCAAGCACCAGAACCCGCACCGCCGGGAAGCGCCGAGCACTCTGCCTGCCGAGACCGATGAAGTCGTGGAGGAAGAGCAGCAGGCCGAATCAGGGCCTCAAAAAGCTTACACCGAGTCGTCCTTCGAGACCTTCTGGAAGCTCTACCCGCGCAAGACCGCCAAGGACAACGCCCGCAAGGCGTTCGCCAAGGTCAATCCCGATGCCGAGCTGCTGGCTCAGATCCTCGAGTCTCTGGCCAAGCACTGCACCTGCCAAAACTGGCTGAAGGACGACGGGCAGTTCATCCCGCACGCCGCCACCTGGCTCAACGGGAAGCGCTGGAACGATGAGGTGAAGCCGGCTGCCAATGTGCACCACTTCCCTGGCGCCTCGCGTCACACCGGCTTTGCTGAGCGCGACTACAAAGCAGGCCTGATCGAGCGGGAGGATGGCACTCATGGCTTCTGAATTGAGCACAGCGCTGACCGAGCTTGACCGCCGTTTCGGCGTTACAGGCAAGAAGCCTGCAGTCTGCGACAAGCACGGCGACTACATCTCAGTCCTGCGTGATGGGCATGAGCCGAGTTCGTGCCCGAACTGCTTTGCAGAGGCGCGCGCCGAAGAGGAGCGGCTGAACAAACTGCGTGACTTCGCGCACTGGCAGCTTCAGAAGGCGCGCATCCCTCGCCGATTTGCTGAGAAGTCGTTTGCCAACTACGAGGCTCGCACTCCAGAGCAGAAGGAGGCGCTCAACATCTGCCAGTCCTACGCGGACAACTTCGAGGAGCACCTGAAAGCCGGGCGCTGCATGTTGCTGCTTGGCAGTCTTGGCACCGGGAAAACTCACCTGGCCGTTGCGATCGCAAACCGTCTCATCCACAAGAAAGGCATCTCGGCAATCTACCGCACGGTCGGTGGCGTGCTGGCTGAGATCCGGTCGAGCTACGACGCCCGCGACGTGACCGAGGAGGAGGTCATGCGCAGCTTGATCGCCCCGAAGCTGCTGATCCTAGACGAAGCCGGAGCTACGAAGCCAAGCGAGTTCGAGCTGGCGACCCTGTTCCGCATCATCAACGGCCGCTATGAGCAGCTGCTGCCGACCGTCGTCATCTCCAATCTTCCGGCTGACGAGCTATCGGCTGCGCTTGGCGAGCGCTGCGTCGATCGCCTGCGTGAGGGCGGCGGTTTCGCCATCGGCTTCGACTGGAAGTCGGCGCGCGGGAGGGCCAAAGGATGACCACCTCCATCGGCACCGGCCGCATTCACGAAGGCCTTGACCTCAAGTGGTGCTGCGACATCTGCGGCAATCCACGCAACGGCCATAAGCACACCGCTTGCGCCAAGACCCGTCAGGCCATCTACGCGATGCCGTCTCAGCAGCGCCTAGCCGTTCAGGCCCTCCAGAAGCAGGGCTTCCGCCCTCAAGCAATCACCGGGGCAGGCATAGGCCTATCCCGCGGCAATGACCATCGCGTCGTCTGTGCTGACGGAAGCACCCAGCGCGGCGTAGGAGCGAGCAAATGAATCAGCACGAACGAGACAGCAAAGAGCTACGCCGGTTGTGCGCAGAGCGTGATCGCCTGAAAGAAGCGCTGAAAGATGCGGACGCCGGGATGATTCATTTCCTTGAGCAGCGCGACCAGATGCGCGAACTACTGATGCGTCTAGTCGACCTGCAAAACAGTGGGCGCGGCCCGATCCGCAGCTATGAGTTATGGAATGACGTTGTTAACGAGGCCCGTCCGCTGCTCGGCTTGGAGGTGCGCCATGTCTGACTACATCACCTACGAGCAGCTTGTAGAGGCACTCAGCTATGACCCTGAAACCGGTGTTTTCACTTGGCTGATAAGCCCGGCGAGGATCGTGCGCGCGGGATCTGTTGCGGGAACGAGAGCGACCACTGGGTACATCGATATTGGATTCAAGCAGAAAACATACCGTGCCCATCGCCTTGCCTGGCTCTACATGACGGGCCGGATGCCAGCTCTTGATATTGACCACATCAATGGGGTTCGGGACGACAACAGATTCGCAAATCTACGGGAGGTAGACCGTAGTACCAACATGCAAAACATTCGCCGGCCCGGAGTAAAGAACAAGTCGGGCTATCTAGGCGTGTCCGTGGATCGCTGGGATGGGAAGTGGATAGCCCAGATAACCGTAAACGGCGAGAAGGTTTTCCTAGGGCGGCATGAGTCGCCAGAGCTTGCGGCAGCAGCGTACATCGAAGCAAAGCGCCGCCTACATCCTGGGTGCACGATATGAGTACGTTGATGGAAATCACCGAAGCCTTCAACCAGGCCCGCACAGCCCACGACGTAACAGACCGCGCCTCTGGCCTAGAGGAAGCTGATCGTATCGGTGGCGTGGCTATGGTACAGGCCAGGCTGCAGGGGCAGGGCGCTGAGTTCTGCATCGACTGCGACGAGGAGATCCCCGAGGCGCGCCGTCGCGCTGCGCCGTGGGCCGTGCGCTGCATCTCCTGCCAGGACGACCACGACAAGCGGGAGGCGCGCCGCCATGGCTGAGAAGATCCGCGTCTCGCATATCGGCGAGCTCTCCCAAGTCAACGCCGCGATCCGTGCAAAGGGCTTCCCTTGCACGGTGACCATCACCGGCGCCAGTCGATCGCTCCCGCAGAACGCGCTGTTTCATAAGTGGTGCGAGGAGATTGCCCGGTTTTTCGTGAGCATGGGCAAGACGACCTTTGCCACCGGTGCCCCCATGGACCGGGACAACGTGAAGCGCAACCTGAAGCAGACCTTCCTCGGCGAGCAGCTGGTCCAGGACATCAACCTGAAGACCGGCGAGATCACCGACCGCTACGAGCTCAAGCACACCAGCGAGCTCGACAAGGGTGAGATGCACGCCTTCATGACCTGCATCGACGCCTGGGCTACCGAGCACGGCATCTACCTGCCGCACCCGGAGGATTCCGAGTACATGCGGATGAAGATCGAGTTCGGGGAGGCTGCATGAAGCAAACCAAGCTCACCAAGGCCGCCCGCGGTCGCGATTGCCAGGTTCGAATCGCTGGCATCTGCAACGGCAACCCCGAAACCACCGTACTCGCTCACTACCGCATGGCTGGCACATGCGGCGTGGGCTGCAAGCCGAATGACCTGCAAGGCGCCTGGGCCTGCTCGGCTTGCCATGACGAGATCGACCGGCGCACTCGCCACCTGAGCAACGAGGAAGCCCGCCACGCCCATGCAGAAGGCGTTATGCGGACCCAAGACATTTTGATTCGAGAAGGAAAGGTGGCGGCATGACCCCTGAAGCCCAAGCGGTACTCATCTTCACCTCAGCGTTCGCTCAAGTGTTCCTGCTTGGCCTGAACAGCAAGCTACTGCGCGACGACAAGATTCCGGCCGGCTTCGTCGTGTCCTGGCTGATCACGCTGGCTCAGTTCGCCTACATCTGGTCGGTCGCCCACTCGAAGATTGATACGGTGCCGTTCCTGCTGATCTCCGGCTTGGGCGGCTCGCTGGGCATCACCTTCGCTCAGTACTTCTATCGCTGGTACGACCGCAAATTCCACCGCAAGGGAACCGCAGCATGAGCCTCGCAGAAACCGCAATGTTAGATCCGCTCGTGAACGCTGACCGTGACGCTGCAGCCTGCCAGTCGAGCAAGCCAACCAACCCCAAGGACATGATGGGCGTAAACAAGGCGCCCATGTCCACCGTCTCCGCTCCCGTAATGGCTGAAGTCGGCGTCGCGATGCTGGAAGGCGCCTTGAAGTACGGCCGCCACAACTACCGCGCCGTCGGCGTCCGCGCCTCGGTGTACTACGACGCCACCATGCGCCACTTGATGGACTGGTGGGAAGGGCAGGACATCGACCCGGATTCCAGCATGTCGCACATCACCAAGGCCATCACGTCGCTGGTCGTGCTGCGTGACTCGATGATCCAGGGCAACTGGAGCGATGACCGCCCGCCGCATTCGCCTGAGTTCTACGCCGAGCTGAACCAGAAGGTCGCCGCCCTGCGCGAGAAGTACAGCGACCGCTCGCCGACTCATTACACGCAGGCGCTCATGTCCGAGCAATTCGGCCAGCAGAACACCCTGGACTACCGCACGGATGAGCAGAAGGGCTTCAAAGACCCGCGCACCGTGGAAGGCATAGACGTGTCGTTCCCGACCGAGAAGCACATGAACTTCGCGCCGGAGGGTGTGTGATGGACGATCGTGAATTGCTGATCCTCGCGGCTAACGCGGCTCGCTACGTCGAATGGGATGGTGAAGACGTGCTGAGCATGTGCTGCCCGACGCGCTCTGGATCGTTCAAGCCCTGGCGACCGCTTGAGGATGAAGGCGATGCGCTGCGGCTGGCGATAACGCTGCGTCTCGATGTGTTCTTTTTCGAGGGATTTAAAGAGGTGCACTCATCCCACTGCATGATTGGAGAAAGCGAAACATGGGAGCGCTACGGCGACGACCCGTTCGCTGCCACCCGCCGCGCCATCGTCCGTGCGGCTGCCGATATGGTCAAGGCGCCGGAGGTGGCTGGTGAATGACTTCCTCTGCGGCGAGGCGTGGATTAACAGCGGAAGGCCTGACTGCCAAGGCCAATGCGGAAGCGCTTGCGCTCGTAATCGCGGACAAGATGCGCGCCCGGTGCAAGCCGATGGGGCTGCCGAAGTGGCGCCAGTGGGTATCGGCCGAGCTGTCGAGGATGAGCCCGCTGCTGCGCAAGATGGTGCGCGCTGCGCTGGAAGCGAAGGCGAGGGCCGGTAAATGACTTTCCCGATCCGTAAAGCATCAGCCAAAACCACGGTCAAGCCGGCGAAAAGTGCGGGATCGGGAAAATCCACTGCAAGCCAGGCTGAGGACGCGCTAGCCCTTCACCTGCGCGCGGAAGGCATCGAGGCCATCCGAGAGTACCGCTTCGGTGCTGAAGCTTGTGGAGGGGCTGGTAAGGGCCTGCGTGATCGCCTGGCTAAGGCTGGGCTGCAGGACTGGCGCGCTGACTTCGCGCTGCTAGAGCACGGATTGCTGATCGAAGTTGAGGGGGGCGGTTGGGCTGGGGGTAGACACACCCGCGGCGCCGGCTTCGCTGCCGACCTCAAGAAATATGACGCCGCTGCCCGTCTTGGGTGGCGCGTCTACCGCTGCGACCCCGCCATGATCAAGAGCGGGCGCGCGATCGAGACAATCCGAATTCTGATGCAGCAGGGGAGAGCAGCCTGATGGCCGCACGCAAGCACGACGATGAGACAATCAAGGCCGCGCTGACTGGCCGTACTGTGGCTGCCGCCGCAAAGATCCTCAACCTGCATGAGCGCCGGGTATGGGAGCACAAGGCGCGCTTCGCGCGTGAAGGTTGGAGTCCGGAGCATGGGCTGACAATCGGCGCGCCAGAGGCGTTCCTGCTGTCCAAGCTGACCGTGCAGCGCGGGAAGAACGGCGAGATCGAAAAGACCTGGCCAAGATATTCGCCCGACATGGTTAAGCAGCTGGCCGCCATGCGCGCCACGGTTGCGGCAATGCAGGAAGAGCTGAAGCCAGAGAAAGCGCTCCCGGCACCGCTGCAAACCCTTGCGCACCTGCTCAACTGCTACGTCATCACCGACTACCACCTCGGCATGAATGCCTGGGCAGAGGAGACGGGCGCGGCATGGGACATGAAAATCGCCGAGGACACGCTGGTAGGTTGGTTCGGCGCGGCGATCGCCCAGGCGCCGGACTCACATACCGGCGTATTCGCTCAGCTTGGGGATCTGCTGCATTGGGACGGCATCCAGGCGGTTACGCCGACCTCCGGCCATGTCCTTGACGCCGATACTCGCTTCCAGAAGCTGGTCCGCGTGGCGATCAGCGTCATCCGCCGCGTAACGGCAATGCTGCTGCAGAAGCACGAGCGCGTCGTTCTCCTGATGGCTGAGGGCAACCATGACCTCGCCTCAAGTGCCTGGCTGCGCGAGCTGTTCGCCGCCCTGTATGCGGAAGAGCCACGCATCGAGGTCATCACCCGGCCAGATCCTTACTACTGCATCGAGCACGGCCGCACGTCGCTGTTCTTCCACCACGGCCACAAGAAGCGCATGGACTCGCTCGAGACTGTGTTCATTGCCAAGTTCCGGGAGGTATTCGGCCGCACCAAGCACAGCTACGCGCACACCGGCCACCTGCACCACAACGTCCTGCGTGAAACGAACACCATGCAGATCGAGCAGCACCGCACCCTGGCTGCGCCAGACAGTCACGCAAGCCGCGGCGGATGGATGAGCGGACGTGACGCCAAGGTCATCACATACCACGCCGAGCACGGCGAAGTGGGGCGCATCATCGTTTCAGCCGACATGCTCAAGGGGGAAGCAGCATGAGCCAGTGGACACACATCTTCTTTCCGATCGCCATGTTCAGGCTCTACGGAGAGCACTGCCGGATCGTGAAGCGCCGCGGCGGGCTCATGGGGAAGCTATTCGGTGACGTGTACATCGAGACGAACAAAGGCTATCGGGGCTGGCAGGACAGCGAAGACGTAATCGAATCGGGAGAAGCAGCATGAAGAGCGCCGAAGAGCTTTTGACCCAATGGGGCATCTGGGTATGGCAGAAGACAGGCGTGCCGCGGTACGTCTCTCCGATGCTGGCCATCATGCGCGACAACGTGCCCAGCACCCATGCGCCAGATGCTGCGATCACCGATGAAGAGGCAGAGACGGTATCGGCTGTAGTGGCCCGCCTGCAGCAGCGCTACCCGGAAGCATCCGAGGCCGTGCACCTGTACTACTGCCACAACCGAACCATGGAGCAAATCGGCAAGCAGCTGGGCAAATCCCGCCACCAGGTGAAGGACATGCTGAGCCGTGTGCACGGTTACGTTGAGTCGGAGTTTGATCGACGAATGGCAGCTTAATTTACATGTCGCGCCTGTTGACGTGTTAACGCCGATCTGGCAATCTGGCACAAATTGCGGTTTTACCGCTTCAGAAAGCCCTAGCAGAAATGCCGGGGCTTTTTTATGCGCAAACGGTTGATGAGGGCTCACCACCCAGCGCACCAATTCAATACATCCGCCATGCCTCTGACCATTTGCGTGACTCCACGAAAATGGTCATGCACAAATCGCGCGGATTTTTATTACAAGCCTCGGCCATGTGTCGGGGCTTTCTTGTTTCTGGCCCCATGCCTTTGACTGCTTCCTAGCTCCGAGCGGATAGCGATAGGCATGTGAGGCCGGACTTATTCAACTGAGCCCCTGTGGGGATAGCCGAGACATGAAGATGCCAGATAAGCCTGATACGTGGGTCGCCCTATTAGCCTGGCTCAACACGATCGCTCCCCACCTGTACGCGTTCGGCCTGTCCGTGATGATCGCTGTCCTCCGTGTTGTGTATGGGGGAGGCGGACGCAAGCAGATGATCCTTGAGGGATTGCTGTGCGGACTGGTCACGCTGGCTCTCGCGCCCCTGCTCGAATGGGCTGGCCTGCCTCAGAGCATGGCCACCTTCGCAGGCGGTGCCGTCGGTTTCATCGGTACTGAAAAGCTCCGCGACCTAGCGATCAGGTTCGGGGAGAAGAAGGCTGGCATATGAGACGCGCCCACGCCTACCTCCTATCCGCCTACCTAATAGCCTGCCTATGTGGCCTGCTCATCGCCGAGGCCTGGAGATGGGGGAGGAGAGAGTGGAGGAGAAAGCATGGAATACGTCCTGTATAGCGTTGGCGCGGTGATGGCCGCTGTGTTGGTTGCTGGCTTCTGCCTAATGGTGAAACTGGAGTCGGCACACGCCAAGCGCACCAATTGCAGGTGCTGCAAGACCAAGCTCCGCACTGAGGGCGGCCTTCTTGTTCCGTTCTTGGGGAGGGGTTTCTGCCCGAGATGCGCTACGTCTCTGATGAGTTCAAGGAAACGAGCATGACCATGTACCACGTCCAGTCTGCCGGTCTCGGTGGACAGCTACACGAAATCGTCGCACACACCTACGTCCAGGACTCCAACGGCTTGCGCTTCATTGGCGATGACGGCGTGACCGTAGCCATCTTCACCAGCTTCGAGTGGATGAAGGTTGTGAAGCCTGTAGTAGAGCCGACGCCTACCGAGTAGAGAGAAAACCATGTCCAAGCCGCTGACCCCTGAAGAGATCGGAAAGCGGGTGGACTCTCTGTGCGAGCAGGTTGCAGAGGGCAAGACGCTTCGGCAGATATCGGCAAGCATGAAGCTCAGTGTGGGAATGCTGCTGAAGATGGTTGCTGTCCCCCCCTACAGTGAGCAGTACGCGCGCGCGAGAGAATCCGCAGCCGATCTGTTCGAGGCTGACATCATCACCGCTGCAATGGCTGTAACGCCTGAGACTGCTGCAGCTGACAGGGTGCAGATTGAAGCGCTCAAATGGGTTGCTGGCCGGCGCGCTCCGAAGAAATACGGCGATCGCATTCAGCAGGATGTAACGGTCGACGTTAAAGACGGCCTGGCCGAGAAAATGGCGGCAGCCCGTGAACGCGCGCAGCGGGGTTGACCCTGAGCTGCAGTTGATCGAGGACATAGCCAGCTTCACCCATGATCCGCAGGGCTTCGCGATGTATGCGTTCCCTTGGGGCCATGGAGAGCTTGCCGGCGTCGAGCGTCCTCGCGACTGGCAGTGGGAGACGATGGGCGTCATCGGTGACCATCTCAGCAATCCAGAGACACGCTTCCAGCCGTTAATGGTCTCGGTGGCGTCCGGTCACGGTATCGGCAAGTCCGCCGAGATGGGCATGATCCTGAACTGGGCCATGTCCACCTGTGAGGATTGCAAGGTAGTCGTCACGGCCAACACTGAGAACCAGCTGCGCACGAAGACCTGGCCGGAGATCGGCAAGTGGTTCCGCCTGGCGATCAACAAGCACTGGTTCAACGTCACTGCGACGAAGGTTGCCTCGGTTGACCCTGAGCACACTGACAGCTGGAAGGCTGACGCGGTGCCCTGGAGCGAACACAACACCGAAGCATTCGCCGGCCTGCACAACAAGGGCAAGCGCATTGTCCTGATCTTCGACGAGGCCTCGAACATCGCTGACAAGGTCTGGGAGGTCGCTGAAGGCGCGCTGACGGACGAAGACACCGAGATCATATGGCTGGCCTTCGGTAACCCGACGCGCAACACCGGCCGCTTCCGTGAGTGCTTCACGCGCTACAAACACCGCTGGGTCACCAAGCAGGTTGACTCACGCACCGTAGACGGCACGAACAAGCAGCAGATCGCTAAGTGGGCGGATGACTACGGCGAAGACTCTGACTTCTTCCGTGTCCGTGTGCGCGGCATGTTCCCGAGGGCCTCCGACTTGCAGCTGATACCGACTGACTGGGTGGCCGAGGCCATGCGGCGCGAGGCTGTGTTTGGCCTGTCTGACGCACTGGTGTGCGGTATCGACATTGCGCGAGGCGGCGCTGACAACAATGTGATTCGGTTCCGGCGCGGCCTTGATGCTCGATCGATCAAGCCTATCCGCATCCCTGGCAGTGAGACGCGCGACACCACCGTATTCATCGCCAAGGTGTGCACGGTTGTGCAGGAGCATCGCCCAGACGCCGTATTCGTCGACTCGACGGGCGTAGGCGGCCCAGTGGCTGACCAGCTGCGCAGGCTGATGCCTGGCATCGTCATTATCGACGTGAACTTCGCCAGCGCAGCCCCTGATAACCACTACGCGAACATGCGGACGTATATCTGGTGGATGTTGCGTGAAGCGCTGCGTGCTGGCCTTGCCATCGAGCAATGCCCGGACCTAGAGGCCGAGCTGACCTCGCCCGAGTACACGCACAACCAGCGTGACCAGATCGCTCTGGAGAAGAAATCAGAGATCAAGAAGCGCCTCGGCATCAGCCCTGATGACGCAGACGCCTTGGCCCTGACCTTCACTTTCCCCGTTCAGAAATCTCAACACACTCACGAGCAAGGCAGCGCGCTGCTAAGTGAGTACGACCCATTTGCGAGGTAGACACATGTGCGGCAGCTCACTGAGTAAGGTTGTCAAGGTTGCAACGCTGGGCCTCGTGGACATGGACACCCCAAAGCCGCCGAGCCCGCCAAAGCCTGATGCGCCCCTTGATGCGCCAACCGAAGTCGACCCTGGCGTGACCCAGGCTCGCGAGGATGAGCGCAAGCGCAGGGCTGCTGCGGCAGGCGCGGGCAGCACAATTCTAACTGGCGCAGGCGGCCTCAATACCGCCGCGCAGACTGGGCAGAAGACTCTGTTGGGGGCGTAAATGGCTGACTCTCTGCGTCAACAGCTGGACCGTCGGCTGTCCCAGCTCAAGAACGAGCGCGACAAGGGCTGGCTGCCACTGTGGCGCGACATCAGCGACCACATTGCCCCGGACATGGGGCGGTGGAATACCTCGGATGTGAACGAAGGAAAGCGCCGCGATCAGTTGATTATCAACTCGACCGGCCGAAGCGCGCTGAAGATTCTGGCCTCTGGCATGTTCTCTGGCATGACCAGCCCGAGCCGCCCATGGTTCAAGCTGGCCACGCCTGACGCTGCGCTTATGGAGTTCGGGCCGGTAAAGTCTTGGCTGCATCAGGCTGAGCTGGCCATGCAGGACGTGTTCGCACGCTCCAACCTCTACAACGTGCTTCCCACTCTGTACGCAGAGCAGGGCGCGTTCGGGGTAGGCGCCATTGCGTGCATGCCTGATGAAGACGAGTTCATCCGGTTCTACAACTTCACGGCCGGCAGCTACATGGCTGCGACCAGTTCAAGGCAGCAGGTCGACACTCTGTACCGCGAGTTCAAGATGACCGCGCGGCAGATGGAACAGCAGTTCGGCAAGGCGGCGCTGAGTTCCACTGTGCAGACGCTGCTCACGACGAATCCTGACGCCTGGGTCGATGTGTGCCATGCGGTCGAGCCGAACGACAGCCGCATCGTTACGCGCGACGACAGCCGCAACATGCCGATCCGCTCCGTCTACTGGGAGAAGGGCGGCGACCAGGACAAGATGCTGCGCGAGTCGGGCTTCAAGTCCTCGCCGATCATGGTCCCGCGCTGGGATGTGAACGGGGAGAACGTCTACGGCTCCGGCCCTGGCTCGGTTGCCTTGGGTGACACCAAGGCGCTGCAGCTGATGGAGAAGCGCAAGGCGCAGATGCTTGAGAAGGGTGTCAACCCGCCAATGGGTGCGCCTGGCTCGCTGCGTGGCCAGCGCGCGTCGATCCTGCCTGGCGACATCACCTACGTCGACCAGAACGCAGTAGGGCAAGGGTTCGCGCCGCTGTATCAGATCGACGCTTCGTGGTACGGCGCATTGCGTGCCGAGATCATGGCGCACGAGGAGCGCATCAATTCAGCCTTCTTCGTCGACCTGTTCTTGATGATCAGCTCGATGGATGACGTGCGCACAGCTACCGAGATCGCCGCGCGCAAGGAAGAGAAGATGCTGATGCTCGGCCCGGTGCTCGAGCGCATGAACGACGAGCTGTTGGATCCGCTGATTGATCGCGTATTTAACCTGATGATGGAACAGTCTGCGCCGCGCTGGGCTGGCTTGCTGCCGGGCAATCCAATGCTGCCGCCGCCGCCGAAGGAGCTGGCAGGCATGGACCTGAATGTCGAGTACGTGTCGATCCTGGCTCAGGCACAGAAGGCCCTCGGCGTGTCTGGCATTGAGCGTGCCATCAGCTTTGCGGGAAACCTCGCAGGCATTCAGCCGGACATCATCGACAAGATCGACTTCGATCAGGCCGTTGACGAGTACACCGCAATGCTGGGCGTGCCGCCGACGATTGTCCGTTCGGATCAGGATGTTGCGCAGATGCGCCAGGCGCGTGCTCAAGCCCAGCAGCAGCAGGCCGCCATGGAGCAGATGAGCGCAGGCATCCAAGGCGCCAAGCTCCTCTCCGAAACCGACGTCTCCGGCGATAACGCACTCACCGCACTGGTAGGCCAATGACCAACGCAGCCAACAAAGCCGCCGCCGACAAGGCCGCGGTACTGGATCAGTTCGCCTCGAAACAAGCCGACGATGACTTTCTCTGGCTGATGGGCCAGCAGTCCGGGCGCCGCTTCGTGTGGGGCCTGCTGAGCCGCTGCAACCTGTTCTCCACCAGCTTCAACACCCACGGCGGGCTGATGACGCTGGCCGAGGGCAAGAAGCAGATCGGCTACCAGTATCTGGAAAAGATCAACCAGCTATGCCCCGACCTTTACGTCGTGATGATGAACGAGGCAAACGAGGCCGTGCACAACCGAAAGCTCCAACTGGAGCAAACAGAGGGAACCAATGACTGACTCGACTCAAGCAAGCGCTCCGGAATCACCCACCAGCGCCGCGGCAGACGTTCAGTCCGGAGCCCCTGCAGTTGCACCTGTGACCGAGCCAACCCCGGCAACGCCGGAAGCTCCCGCAGCGGCAACGGCAGAGGCGCCCGGCCAGCCAGCAACGCCAGTGGAATACACGGACTTCGCCGTGCCGGAAGGCTTGGAGATGGACGCGGAAGTGCTGACCAACTTCAAGGGGATCGCCAAAGAGCTTGGCATTCCTCAAGAGGCGGCACAGAAGCTCATCGACTTGCAGGCATCGCTGGAGACCAAGCGTTCCGCTGCAGCAGAGCAGGCGCAGGCCGAACAAGCGCAGCAATGGGCAGCCCAGATCAAGGCCGACAAGGAACTGGGCGGTGAGAACTACAGCAAGACCGTAGAGACCGCCATCAAGGCCGTTGAGCAGTACGGCTCCCCCGAGCTGCGCAGCCTACTGAACGAAACCGGAATCGGTAACCACCCCGAGCTGGTGAAGTTCTGTCATCGCATTGGCAAGGCCCTCTCCGAGGATGGCCTGGTAATGGGCGGCACCCAATCCGCTCGCGAAATGAGCATTGTCGACGCCTTCAAGTAAGGCAAAACCGAGATCAGTAAGGAGAACCCACAATGGGTATTTTGACTTCCACCATGCCGACTCTGCTGGATAAGTTCAGCCGATCGGAGAAAGACGGCAAGATCGCCAAGATCGTTGAACTGATGGCCAAGCAGAACGATGTTCTGATGGACGCCGAGTATCAGGAGTGCAACGACGGCTCCAAGCACAAAACCACCATGCGCTCCGGTATCCCTGAGCCAACCTGGCGCATGTTCAACAAGGGCGTCCAGCCGTCCAAGTCCACCACTGTTCCGGTGCTCGATACCACTGGCATGATGGAAGACTACGGCCTCGTTGATAAGGCGCTGGCTGACCTGAGCGGCAACTCCGATGCCTTCCGCGTGTCGGAAAACATCGCCAAGCTGCAGGGCTTCAACAACAAAGCCGCGCGCTACATGATCTACGGAAACACCGATTCCGAGCCAGAAGCGTTCCTCGGCTTGGCCCCTCGCTACAACGACCTGTCTGCCGAGTCTGGCGCGAACATCGTTGACGCCGGCGGCACTGGTTCGACTAACACGTCCATCTGGTTCGTGACCTGGGGCGAGATGACCACTCATCTGCTCTATCCGAAGGGCAGTGTGGCCGGCTTCCAGCACCGCAACCTGGGCGAAGACACCGTCAAGGATGCCACTGGCGGCGAGTTCCAAGCCTACCGCGACCACTTCAAGTGGGATATCGGGATGTCCGTGCGTGACTGGCGTGCAAACGCTCGTGTCGCGAACATCGACGTCACTGCTCTGACCAAGGACGCCGCGACTGGTGCCGACCTGATCGAGCTGATGATCGAGGCGTTCTACCGCATCGAGAACCCGATGCAGGGCGAAGGCCGCACGGTCATCTACTGCAACCGCACCATTCAGACCTTCCTGCACAAGCAGGCTGCCAACGCCAAGAACGTCAACCTGACGCTGGGCGAGTACGCCGGCCGCAAGATCCCTGAATTCCTGGGCATGCCGATCAAGCGCGTCGATGCCATCCTCAACACCGAAGCCCGCGTGGTTTAAGGAGACACATCATGCTTTTTGACGCGAAACTTTTGATGTCCAATCAACAGGCCATCACCGCGACCGCTGCCTCCACCGACGTGATCGACACGGGTAGCACTAAGGACGTAGGCAAGGACGGCAGTGTCCCACTGGCCGTCCAAGTCACCGAAACCTTCAATGCGCTCGACAGCCTGAGTATTGCCATCCAGACCGACGGCGATTCAGCGTTTGGCTCACCTAAGACACTGGCAACCGTCACTGTCCTGCTGGCCGATCTGAAAGCCGGCTATCAACTGCCAGTCATCACCCTGCCGCAAGGGTGCGAACGCTACATTCGCCTGAACTACACCGTCAACGGCGTAGGCGTGCCGACCGCTGGCAAGGTCACCGCTGGCATCGTGGCTGGGGTGCAGACCAATGGCTAAGCACTACAAGGTGCTTGAGCGTGCATTCATCAATGGGCGTCTGTGCGAGCCTGGTGATGTTGTGTCGCTCGAAATCGACAGCCCCGGCAGTCACCTTGAAGAAGTGAAGGCCGGACCCAAGCAGGAAAAGGCAAAGCCCGGCCAAAAGCCGGCAGCCAAGCCTGATGAAAAGCCGGAAGACAACCTTCCGGACGCGTAACACCAAGGGGCCTTCGGGCCCCTTTCTATTTCCGGAGATCGCATGGCCAGTGTCGTCCAAATCTGCAACATGGCGCTCACCCGCATCGGGCAGAACCAGTTCATCGACTCGATAGACGAGCAGAGCAAGGCGGCCGAGCTATGCGCGCTCCACTATGAGCAGTGCCGAGATCAGGTGCTGCAAGACTTCCCGTGGCCGTTTGCTGAGGCGCGTGTCTCCCTAGCTGACATAGGGGCACCGCCGCAGAACTGGGCCTATCGGTATCGGTATCCGACCGACTGCTTGCAGATCCGGCACATCACTACGCCGGGAATGCGGCAGCCGCGGGTTGAGCAGCGTGTGCAGTTCAAGGTCATCAATGCCACTGGCGGGCGCGCGATCGTCACCGACCAAGCAGAGGCTGAACTGGTTTACACGCTCAAGGTTGAGGACACGACTTACTTCTCACCGCTGTTCACCAGCGCCCTTGCGTGGCGACTCGCGGCAGAGCTGGCAATGGGTCTACAGGCGCGCCCTGAGAACTACAGCGCGGCCATTCAGAACTACCTCATCACCATCGATCAGGCCCGAGCCCTTGCGTTTGAAGAAAGCGAGGAGGGGCCGCTTCCTGAATCCGAGTTCATACAGGCGCGCAACTAATGGGAACATCCACCATTCAGCCGTCGTTCGCGGCCGGTGAGCTTGCGCCTTCACTGTATGCGCGCGTCGACCTCGCCCGTTACCAGACCGGTCTGCGCCTGTGCTCGAACTTCTTCGTCATGCCCTATGGTGGCGTCAAAAACCGTCCCGGCACCGTGTTCATCAACGAGACCAAAGGCAGCGGCGAGGCCCGCCTGATCCCGTTTCAGTTCAACGATGAGCAGACCTACGTCCTCGAGTTCGGCAACCTCTACATGCGCGTCTACAAGGACGGCGGGGTCATCGAGTCGAGCCCAGGCGTGCCGTATGAAATCGCAACCCCGTTCACCGCTGCGCAGCTGTTCGAGCTGAACTACACGCAGTCGGCGGATATTATGACCATCGTTCACCCGTCGCACGCGCCGCGGCAGCTGTCGCGCCTGGGGCATGATAACTGGACGCTGGCCACCATCAGCTTCGTGCCGAGCATCGACGCGCCAACAGGCCTTGCCGGTTCTGCGCGCTCTGGCGGCTCAGGCGACACCACGACCTATCGTTACGTCGTCACCGCTGTGGCTGATAGCGAGGTTCCGGAAGAAAGCCTGCCGTCGGCATCAGTCGCCGTTACCAGCTGGGACAACAAGGCCGGCGCATCGCTGAGCTGGTCGGCTGTCACTGGCGCCGACTACTACAACGTTTACAAGGACTCGAACAGTTCCGGCATCTACGGATTCATCGGCAAGGCTGACGGGCTCACCTTCAACGACATCAACATCGCGCCGGTCAAGACTGATACCCCTCCGACTGGCAACAACCCGTTTGTTGGAGCCGGAAACTACCCGGGCGCTGTTGGCTACTACCAGCAGCGGCTGTGCTTCGCCGGCAGCGATCTGTCGCCGCAAACCGTGTGGATGAGCAAGACTGGCAACTTCAAGAACTTTGGCTATGCCACGCCGGTGAAGGACGATGACTCCATCACCTTCACCATTGCCTCGCGCCAGGTGCACAGGTTCCGCCACATCCTACCGCTGCGGCAGCTGCTTGGCCTGACATCGGGTGGCGAGTGGGTCATTTCGGGCGGCGAGAACGGCATCACGCCGAAGACCGTCAAGGCTGAAATCCAGAGCTACAACGGCGTGTCAAAGATTCCGCCGATCGTCATCAACGACTCAGCCATCTACGTTCAGCAGCGCAATAACGCGGTTTCCTCGCTGGCGTACACCTTCGAGGCTGACGGGTTCGCCGGCGACGACCTGACCAAGTTCTCGCCGCACTTCTTCCGCGGGCACTCGCTGGTCGACTGGACCTACCAGCAGATCCCGGATCGTCTGGTGTGGGCGGCGCGTGACGATGGCGCCTTGCTGGGAATGACCTTCCTCCCGGAAGAGCAGCTTCTGGCCTGGCATCAGCACCACACGGACGGCTTCGTTGAGTCGGTATGCAGCATTGCCGAGGGCCAGATGGACGCGCTCTATTTGCTCGTTCGGCGAACCATCAACGGCGTCACGAAGCGCTACGTCGAGCGGATGGCAGCGCGCGACATCGAGGACGCTGAAGACGCGTTCTTCGTGGACTGCGGCCTGACCTATGACGGCCGGAACAAGAATGCAGCGGCAACCTTGACGCTTAGTGGCGGTACCGACTGGAAGTATCCGCAGACGGTGACTGTCACTGCAGCAGGTCACGCACCGTTCAGCGCTGGCAGCGTTGGTCGAACCTATCGTCTACGCGCCGGCACGGAGATGGTTCGGGTCGAAGTCACCGCCTACACGTCGTCGACCGTGGTCACCGGCAAGCTGCTTGAGATTTGCCCGGAAAGCCTGCGCGGCGTTGCCGTGAGTGACTGGGCATTGATGGCGTCGACCATCGCCGGCCTTGGCCACCTGGAAGGCAAGACGCTCTCCATCCTTACCGATGGCGACGTGCACCCGCAGCGCGTCGTTTCGAGCGGCTCCATCAGTCTGCAGCACGCGTCGGCAGTGGTTCACGCTGGCCTGCCGTATGTTGCCGAGATGGAAACGCTAGAGATCGATTGGGCTGATCGCAGTTCAGGCACGCAGCTGGACAAACGCAAAATCATTCCGAGCCTGACGGCTTACTTGGAAGAGTCCCGTGGCTTCTGGGCTGGCCCAAAGCGTGGCGCAAAGCTGTATCCAACGAAGCCGGAATATCGAGAGACCTACGACTCGCCGGTCGCCACTACGACAGGCATTGCTGAGCTGAAGATCGAGTCCGCCTGGCAAGAGTCGGGGCGCGTCTATATCCAGCAACCTGACCCGCTACCGCTCACGGTGCTGGCCCTTATCCCGGAGATCACCGTCAGTGGCAAAAGCTGAAGTGCTACCCATTGAGCAAAGCGACATCGAGGCCGTGCTGCCGATCATCCGCCAGGCTGATCGGGACGAGATCGAAGGCGCCCTGCAGATCCCGCTGGACACAAGCCTGGCTGAAGGTCTGGCGAACTGCTGCAAGGCGTCAAAGATCGTCGTCGACGGCCAGATCGTCGCGCTGTTCGGTGATAGCCGCCACGACGATAACCTTGGCGTGCCCTGGCTTGTCAGCACCGTGCATGTCGAGCGCCACCCGCGCGCCTTCCTGCAGGTCTGCAGGCCGGAGGTCGAGGAGATGCTTACACGGCACCGGTGTCTGATCAACTTTGTCGATGTTCGCAACACTGTGGCAATCCGCTGGCTTGAGTGGCTGGGGTTCACCTTTGGTGAGCCTGAGCCCTACGGCCCGCTGGGGATGCCCTTCAAACCATTCTGGATGAAACGGAGCGCCTGATATGTGCTGGATGGCAGCTATTCCAATCGCCATGTCGCTTGCTGGCGGCATGATGGGCGCGCAGAACGCCAGGCAGCAGGGCGCGTTCCAGTCGGCAATGGCTGAGCAAAATGCCGCCTACAAAGAAGAAGCTGCGCAGGATGCCGAAAAGCGCGGCGGAGTCGAGGCAGACCGCTACCGGCGCCAGGTCGGGCAGCTGATCGGAACCCAGCGTTCTGGCTTTGCCGCTAACGGCATCGATGTAAACAGCGGCACCGCTGCTGAAATTCAGGACGATACGGCCGCCTTCGGCGAGTTCGACGCCCTGACAATCGCAAACAACGCAGCGCGCGAGGCGTGGGGCTACCGCGTCGGCGCACAGAACGACCTGATGAATGGGCGCATGGCTCAAAGCAACGCTCGCAGCGCCGCGACGGGCTCAATCCTTGGCGGCGTAGGCAGCGCATTCGGCTCATTTGCCGGGAGTAGGTAATGGCTCGAATCCCAACTATTGACGGCCCGCAGGTACAGCAGCGCGGCCTCGGTGCGCCAACAGTCGGCGGGCAGGGGCCTGATAACTCCGGACTGCAGCGCGGGCTGGCTCAGATCGGCCAGGCAGCGCAACAGCTCGCCATCCGCGAACAGGAAAAGGCCGACACCGCGGCGCTGATGGCAGCGGACCAGCAGCTCGACCAGTGGCAGCAGCAGACCTTCTTCGACCCGCAGAACGGCGTGTACGCCAAGAAGGGCGCTGCCGCGCTCGACATCACGAACCAGACCATCGGCCAGTTCGAGAGGCAGCAGGAGCAGGTCGCCAAGACGCTGAAGAACGAGCGTCAGCGGGCCCGGTACGCCGAGATCGTCATGCGACGCCGGCAGTCGCTGAGCAATGACCTGAACCGCTACGAGTATCGCGAGCGCGAGCAGTACTACGACGACGTCGATCGCGGTCAGATCGAAACGTCCATGCAGGGCGCTGCACTCAACTACAACGATCCGGAGAAGATCGCCCACTACCAGAACAAGATGGCGGCGGTGCTGAAGGCCCAGGCTGAGCGCAAGGGTCTGCCGGCTGAAATGCAGCAGGCCAATCTGCTCAAGGCCAACAGCGGCATGGCATCGGCCGTGATCTCGCGCATGGTCAACGATGATCCGTACAAGGCCAAAAGCTACTTCCAGTCCGCTCAGGACCAGATGACCGCCGAGGATCAGGTGCAGATCAGCCGCCTGATCGACCGCGAGATCAAGGCCCGCGAGATCGAAGCCAGACAGATGCAGGCGATCGCCCGCGCTGAACTGTCGAGTCGTGTGTCCGATGCACAGTCGGCTTACCTGTCGGGGTATGACTTCGACAACCCGCCGACCGCCTCCGATTTTGTTGCCTCCTACGGCGCGAAGGAGGGGGCAGAGCGCTATGCGCAGTTCGTCAAGACGCAGGACATCGGAACGGCTATCCGCCAGGTTGCCATGGCCTCACCGGACGAGCGCGCCAAACTGATCGACCAGTTCATGCCAGCGCGCGATGGCGTGGCAACGGAAGGCTTCGCAGTCGATGCAAAGCTGTTCGGTCAGCTGGTCAACACGGCCTCTCGCCTGGGCGATGAGCTGCAGCGCGACCCGGCGACCTACGTTGCCAGTCGCAGCCCTCTATTGCGCAAAGCGGCAGAGGACGCTGCAAGCGGAGACCCAGCTGCCGTCGAGGCCTATGCCACGGCCATGATCGCTGAGCAGCAGCGCCTCGGGGCGCCTGAGCCGCGGCTGTTGAGCGAGAAGCAGGCGGCCGGTATCGCCGCGGCGTTCGAGAACACAGCGGACGGCGGCAGCAACTCCGCGCAGATCATCGAAGAGCTGCAGCAGCAGTGGGGCAAGCACTGGCCCACCGTCTACAAGCAGCTGCAGGACAAGCTGCCAGGCGCGGCGCTGGTGATCGGAACGGGCGTCGACCCGCAAACCTCCGCAATGCTCGCGCGGATCGCTCCGCTGAAAACGAATGAACTGAAGGCTGGGCTCGACAGCATCGAAGCCAGTGACGCGAAAAAGGTGCTGGCAGAGGAGATGACCGACTTCCGCCTGACCTTGGCCGGCCAGGTTGGCGGCGAGCGCACATTCTCGACGCTGTACAGCGAAGCCGAGCGACTGGCTTACGCCTACATGGGGCAGGGCAAGAGCGCCAAGGATGCCGTCAGCCTGGTGAAGAAGTCGCTGATCGATGACAAGTACACCCTGGCCGGTACCTATCGCGTTCCGAAGTCCTTTGATGCCGATATGGTCGAGGCCGGCACCGAGCGCGCCATCGAGAGCCTGGATCCGTCGACGCTTCGATTCGCGGTGCCGAAGGGTGTGGACGAGGCCTTCGCTCGCGACCGCGTGAAAGCCGCGATCAGCAAAGACGGCTATTGGGTCACCCTGCCGGACGAAAGCGGCCTTGCGCTGTACTACGGCGGCGAGGCGGTGCTGACGAAGGAAGGCGAGCCGGTAACACGCAGTTTCGACGATCTCACGACAGAGGCTGTGGCGCGTCGGGTTGTTCCCGTGAGCGATCCAGTTATGCCTGAAGGCAGGATGCTTGACTACAGCAAGACGAGGTCAGTTCGATGACGCTGTTTACCGAAGGCCTGATTGTCCGGCGTGACCGCAACATTCTGGACGACGTTGTTACCGGTCAGTTTGATGCGGCCGAGGCGGCATGGGATCAGCAGGTCTTCGACAATCCGGTTATGGCTGGACGCAGAGTGTCCGAGCTGAACGAGGCGGCGAGTGGTGAGGTTGTTCGCCCTGCCATGACCGCTCGCGGATATACGTCGCCAGCCGTACGCTCTGCGCCGGAGTCTCCGCTGCTGACTGCCGAGCAGGCGAGGGCGCGGATCAAGGAAGAAGGCCTCGACCTGACCGTCGAGGATTCCGGCATTCGCGCCGGAGCACTGGACATCCTGATTGAGCGCAAACGGGAAGAGGTCAAACGCAAGCTGATACTCGACAACGCGCCTGCGTCGACAATTCCAATTCAGCTATTGGCTGGTCTGGGCGCCTCGCTGATAGACCCTGTCAACGTTGCGTCTGCGTTCATTCCCGTAGTTGGGGAGGCGCGCTACGCATCAATGCTTGCTAACGCAACCAGTCGCGCCGCAAGGATCGGCGTGCGGGCGCGCGTCGGCGCTGTTGAGGGCGCTGTGGGCGCGGCAATGCTTGAGCCTTTGGTTCTGTACGCCTCGGCACAGGATCAATCGGACTACGGCGCCGTTGATAGCCTGCTGAACGTGGCGTTCGGCTCGGTAATGGGTGGCGGGCTGCACAGCGCTGGCGGGTATATCTCCGACGTACGTCGTGGCGCGCTGCTCGATGGGATAAAAGCCGAATCACCATCTATCGCCGGCCAGGCTCCAGCGAAGGTCAGCCCGCAGCAGTTCGCCTTGCGCGTCGATGAAGATCCTATGCTTGCACTGCGTGATTCGCTTGAGCGCGGCATTCAAGGCGACCGTGTTCGGATGGCCGAAGACGCTGGGCGACAGGCGCGCGAAACGCTGATGCCGGAGATCCGTGCCGAGCTTCAAGAGATTGCATCCGGCAAGCTGCCAAACGTGCGCGACCTAAAGATTGAACAAGGCGCTATCCAGAAGACGCTCGACACGCTTGACGACACCTTCAAGGTCCGCGCCAAGGAGTTCCAAGGCCAGCGCATGAGCCGCAAGCAGGCCGAGCGCGCCGCCCGTGATTCTATTGCCGAGGAACGCCAGCGCTTGAACGAGCGCAAGGCTGAGATCGAGTCAGCAACGGACGTGAACCGTCAGGCAGAGATTGCCCGCGGCGAACTCAACGCCCTACAGCGTGGAGAAATTCCGCAGCGCTACCAGTCACGCATTGACGCCGAGACAGGCCGCATCACCAGCGGTTTCGATCTGCGCCAGACTGCGCGAGCTAAAGCTGAGGCCGCACCCTGGCAGGTTCGCGAGAGCGCCCTTCGTGCTGCCGTGGCTCAGTCGGTCACCGGCCGGCCTGTCAATGTTGAGGCTATCTTCGACCTGGCTGACCCTGCCAAGCGTGCCGCCGCACTGCAGCGCCTGAAAGAGCCCGTCGAGACGGTAGCCGATCCAGAAGGCGAGGTGGCCAGCTACGCCGCGGGCGAAACATCGGACGCCCTGGACGGAACAGACCTTGCCGGCGCCGAGCGTATGCTTGCCGATGAACAGGCGCTGACTGATGAAATGGCCGCTCAAGCCGGCATTGATCTGAAGCCCTTCATGCGCGAAGCCGACGAACTTGCCGCAGACGCTGAAACCTACGCCGCCGCCTACCGGGCTGCCGCACTCTGTCAGTTGAGGAACTAATGGCCGCATTAGACTGCATCGACACAATCCAGGCTGCTGCTAAGGCTGCCGGCCGCGAACTCAGCCTAGAAGAGATGATTGAGCTGCAAGGAGACCTTACGGCTCGAATCAAGCAGCTGCAGGCGACTGACGGAATGCTCGGCCTTGAAGACGCCGCGCTGCGTGCCGCTGATGAGATGGGCAATGAGGTGAAGCTGGCCGCTGCCATCGAGAAGCGCAACGCGCTGCTCAACGCTCGCCGTCGCGCGGAACTGGTCGGCTACATCCGTAGCACCTGGTCAGATCGTCCAGACCTGGGCCTCGAGTCCTTCCTTGTCGGCACCAACGTAGCGCGCCCTGGTGCTCGCCGGTCGGTCGCCGCTGAACAGAAGCAGCTCAGCCAGGCCTATATTGCCGGGTTCCTGCATGACATCGAGGCCGAAGGGCTCAAGCCGTTCCTGACTAAGGGCGATCTGGATGCCGACATTGCCGATGCGCTCTGGCGCATGGGCATGGACAAGCCGCTTGATGGCCTGAGCAAAGAAGCGCAGGGCATCGCCAAGATCATGCAGAAGTACCAGGAGACGGCACGCATCGATGCGAACCGGGCCGGGGCCTTCATCCGCAAGCTGCCCGGCTACGTGGTGCGCCAGTCCCATGACCCGTACAAAATCCAGCGGGCCGGCTTCAAGCAGTGGCGAGACGAGATCCTGCCGCTGCTGGATGAGCGCACCTTCGAAGCGGGCTCAGACGTAGACGGTTTTCTGCTCGCCACTTACAACGGACTGGTCTCCGGCGTGCACCTGAAAGTGTCGACCGGTCAACCGAACGGATTCAAGGGCCCACGCAACCTCGCCAAGAAGGTCAGCGCCGAACGCGTATTACACTTCAAGGATGGCCTGGCCTGGAACGAATACAACAAGGTATACGGCACCGGTTCGCTGCGTGAGGCATTCCTTGGCGGCCTTGATCGCTCCGGCGACAGTACCGGCATGATGCGCCGCCTCGGCACCAATCCAGAGGGCAACTGGAACGCGGCCCTTGATGAGCTGCAGATGGACCTGAAGAACGACCCGGAAGGCCTGCGCAAATTCCAGCAGGACAGGGGCGGGCTGCTCAAAACCCGCTTCTCGGAAATCGACGGCACGTCTCGCATGGCCGTCAATCATGTCGGCGCACGCGTAGCCTCTAACCTGCGTGCTTGGCAGTCGATGGCAAAGCTAGGCGGTGCGGTCATCTCAGCCGTGACGGACCTTCCTGTTGCTGCCAGCGAGATGCGCTACCAGGGCAAGGGGATGCTGTCCTCCATGGGCACGCTGATCGGCGGCATGGTCAAGGGTCGCAAGCCAGCCGAGCAACGCGAAATCCTCTCGACGCTCGGCGTGTTCTTCGACAGCGTGCGCGGTGAAGTGGTCAGCAAGTTCAGCGCCGACGATACGCTGGGCGGCAAGATGAGCCGGGCACAGCAGTTGTTCTTCAAACTGAACGGCCTGACCTGGTGGACCGACACCATGCGCAGTACCGCGGCGCTGATGATGAGCCATCACCTGGCCTACAACCGTTCGCTGGACTGGGACAAGATGAACCCTGACCTGCAGCGCACGCTCGAGCTGTTCGATATTGACGCCGGCAAGTGGGACTTGCTGCGCTCGACGCCAGCTAAGGAGGCAGACGGCCGCGAGTACATGACCACGCAGGGCATCGACAGCATCCCGGAAGAGGCGCTGGCCGGATACCTGGCCAACAAGGGGCGCACGGTAAATGACGCAGCTATCGGCGAGTTGCGCGAGGAATTGCGCGGCAGCCTGCGCAGCTACATCACCGACCGTGCCAGCTATGCAGTCATTGAGCCTGACGCCAGGACGCGTGCCATCATGCGCCGTGGCACACAGCCAGGCACCATCGCTGGCGAGCTGCTGAGATTCGTCGGCCAGTTCAAGGCCTTCCCGGTCGCGGTGCTGCAGAAGTCAATCGGCCGAGAGCTTTACGGGCGCGGCTACAAACCAAGCGCATACGGCGCCGGCGTCGGGCGGGAGTTGATGCAGTCCATGCGCAGCGGCAACGGCGAAAAGCTCGGGGTGGCGCAGCTGATGCTCTGGACCACGCTGTTCGGCTACGGCGCAATGTCGCTGAAGGATATCGTCAAGGGTCGCGAGCCACGCCCGGCAGACGACCCAAAGACCTGGGTTGCCGCAATGCTGCAAGGCGGGGCGCTCGGTCTTTACGGGGACTTCCTGTTCGGTGAAGCCAACCGGTTCGGTGGCGGGCTCACGCAGTCACTGTCAGGCCCGACGCTTGGCCTGATCGATGGCGGGTATGACCTGTTCGCCAGGGCGCGTGATGGTGATGATACCGCGGCGGCGGCTGTGCGTTACACGATCCAGAATACGCCTTTCGCGAATCTGTTTTACACTCGCGCAGCGCTTGACTACGTGTTCCTTCACAGTCTTCAAGAGGCACTGAACCCTGGGGCTCTTCGTAGAATGGAAAGACGGATCGAGAAAGAGAACGCACAGCGCTTCCTGATCTCGCCATCCCGAAACTATCTTGATACTACTGGCGCGGTTGTCGACACCGTCAGCGACGCGTTCAGATAAGGAAATCTATGTCAGTGGTCATATCTCTACTTTGCATCTTCGTGGCGCCCGTACTGCTTGCAGTTATTGCAGCAGCGGCGAGCCCGTCGCCATGGTCTGCCTATACAGCTATTGCTGTGTTCTTTCCAGCGACATTCGTTGGGATCTCGATTGCTACAGATATTGATGGCGGGAGGGTCTCATCAATGCCTGATGCGTTCACTGCCGTAAAGGAAGGAATGCAGTGGTTTCTCTGGTGGCTGTTAGTCATGTCGTGCTGCATAGGTGCCGCATGGGCTGCCGCGGTGATGAGCTAAGGAGTTGCAGTGACGATTTATACAGAAGGCCTAGTCATTGGCGGGCCGATTGATCTTGGGAATATCGTTCCAGCGATGGAAGCCTGGTCAGGATGGGCTATCGCTGACTTTATTTTTGTCGTATTGGCGGCGTCCCTTGTTCTCAGACTTTTGATGGCGTGCCAAAAAGGGGGGCATACAAGAGTCGGGCTTTCCGAGCCACTGGGTCGACCGCAACGGATTGGGATGGTCTTGCTTGTTGCTGCTACTGCAGTGTTGTTCGTTTTTGCTGTAGTGGCCATTTTTCAGGATTTCGCACACGCTCAGGCCGAACATCGCAGTGTCTTCATGAATGCGAAGTTCTCAACTGGTCGTACAGCCGAATACCGATCCGCAATCAAAGCCCTGTACGACGCGGCAGCTCACCGAGACATGTGGTTTGTAATAACGGCGGCAGGCGGTGTTATTGGAGGATGGCTTGTCTTTGCCCATAGAGCAATCACAGGGCCATTGATCCGCTGGCTTAAAGACGACTGACAAACCCGTTAACCACAAGGCCCGCTTCGGCGGGCTTTTTATTACCCAAATTCCAGGCCCCGCCAATGAGCGGGGCTTTTTATTGCCCGCACGAAAAGGACCGGCCATGACCGTTCAAACCAGCACAAACGTCGCCAGCTTCAACGGTAACGGAGTGACGCAGATTTTCCCGATCGCGTTCAAGTTCAACAATGACACCGACCTAATTGTCATGCTCGCAGATGATGCGACTGGTTCCTCATCATTGCTTACGCTGAACTCGGACTACACGGTCAGCGGCGAAGGCGACGAAGAAGGGGGGTTGATCAACGTAGTAGTGGCGCCAGCGGTAGGAAAACGTCTATTCGTGTCGCGGGTTGTTGATATTTTGCAAATGACCGATCTGCGCAATCAGGGCAAGTTCTTTGCAGAAGTGCATGAAGATGCATTCGATCTACTCACAATGATTGCTCAGCAGCATCAGTCGGACATCGCTCGGTCATTGCGCGTAGCAGAGACGGATCCAGAGCCAGCAAGGATTCCATCTGCAGTACAGCGCGCCGGAAAGCTGCTTGCCTTCGATTCTGCCGGAAACCCAACGACGGCGCTTCCCGTCGCAGACAGCTCGACCGAGCTGCGGCAGGATCTGGCTGCGGCGGACGGAGCGGGCATGGTCGGTTTCTCGCCCTCGCTGTCCTACCCTGCAGGAACCGTAGGCGAGGCGCTGCGCAGCACAATCAAGCCGGCAATTGCCTACGACTGGAACGGTACATCTGGCACTGACGGGGCTCCCGCAATTCAGCAGGCAATAGACTCGACGGTAAAAGTTGCCGGCACGGTAAACCGAGGAGCTATTGAGCTTTTCGGTGGCGGTGAGTTCGCGATCTCGGCGCAGGTTGAAGTCGACCAGAAAGCGCTGCTGCTAAGTGGTAATAAAGCGCTGGTGAAGTGGACCGGAAGCGGTGCATCTTCTTCTATGATCCGCATTGTCGATTCGTCCCAGTGCCACCTAAAAGACTTGGCGCTGATTGGCGATGCCGCTAACCCGCCGTTCGCGGCAATCTATGGCGAGGCCCTTTCTCCACGCAGAGTAAAAGGCACAAATGAGTATTGCACGCTAGAAAACATCATAATTGGCCGCCGCTTCATGCTGGACACTGACACGGGCGGTTCCGTATCAGAAGACGGGGCCGGGAGGATTCAGAATGGCATCGTCATCGGCGGGGCTTTCGACGGCGACAACGACGAGTGGCGCATTCGTAACGTCCAAGTAAACGGTCATACAGGCGTAGCGTTCGATTTCCGTAACGCCCAAAGTATTTGGTCTAGCATCTACGATACTTGCGCAAACAATGGCGGGACCGGATATCGCCTTGGATGCAACATGACAATGTTTAACGTCACCAGCAACCGGCAGACAGTTGCGGACATTGAAGGCATTCGCAATATTGAAGTGAGCATCTTCGGCATACAAGCCGAGCACTCAAACGTATTCATTCTTTCGAAGAGCGGCGCATCGTTCTTTGTGAAGGGTGGCGAGCTACAGATGAAGACCACAACGGCAGGGAACTTTTTCCGGTGGGAAAATGGCGGCTCGATGGTTCTGGAAGACCTGTATGTTGAAAACATCGAAAGCGGCTACAAAACCATCTACTACCGGCCAGGGTCCGTCAAGGGCGGCCTGATCCGAGTCCGAAACTGCACGATCCAAGGCGGCGATCTGCGGGATACTTGGGACATTGATACAAGCACATCCGTGGCGATGCCTGTGGAAATCGACATTGACCACGGCATCTTCAAATGGAAGACGGCGCGCCCATACGCTGACAGAGCCCTGACGATGCCGGCAGTTGCTGCGTCCGCATCTGGAATTGTTGCATCAGGTAACGCTAAGACGCCGTTTGGCGAGTTTTTCCATGCGGCATATCAGTTTAACCCGCAAGGACAGCACATAACGCCAGCAATCGACGCCGATAACCAGATTAGGGCAAGGATTTTCAACGTAACAGGGTCAGCAGTCACATTGCCGGCTGGCCGCATGCGCTGGATGGATGTTGGCGACCACGTTATTTCGCGCGGGTCGGCTTTGATAGACGCGCCGCTTATGGCCAACAACACAGGGCACACAGCTACAATTAGCGTGCCAGGCGTGCGGCTAGGTGATTTCGTGGCATGGGGTGCTGGCGCAAGCTACATCAACAACATCGTGGCTGCGTATGTGAGTGCCGATGATACTGTTTCGCTGCGTATCCATAACGCCACAGGCGGAAATAGCGACCCAGCAGCTACGACACTGTACGCAGCAAAGCTGCGTGAGTTCGGGCGCTTTCAGGGCGGATTGGTTTACACGCCGGCTGCCATTGCAAACGGTGCGACGGTCACGCTTAGCGTGAGTATCCCTGGTGCCCAGCTTGGCGGGCATACTTTTGTTTCGTACACAAAAGACCTTAAGGGGTTGCTGTGTACTGCTCATGTGTCAGCATCCGACACGGTTAGTATCATCCTGAGCAACTTCACCGGAGCATCTGTCACGTTGGATGCCGGCTCATTCAAGGTCATGGTAGCGTTCTGACCGTCGAAACCTAACAGCCCCGCCAGCCGGGGCTTTTTATTGCCTGGAAGAAAACCATGACCCTCTCAGAACTACGGGAGCGAGCCATAGCGCCCGCTCTCGCGCTGCTGCCTGCGCGGATGTCGAGCCGAGAGGCTGAGATCATGTTGCTGGCTATCACGCAGCAGGAAGACCCGGAGCAGCGGCGCCGCCAGTGGCCGACCGGCCCGGCCCGCGGGCTGCTGCAATTTGAACAAGGCGGCGGCGTGCGTGGCGTGCTGAATCATCCGTCGAGCCGCGACCATGCTCGTCGCGTGTGTGCTGCGCGTGGCGTTGCGCCGGAGCCGGCTGCTGTATGGGCTGCGCTTGAGCGTGACGACGTGCTGGCGTTCGCCTTCGGTCGGTTGCTGCTCTGGACTGATCCGAAGCCGTTGCCCGAGCCCAATGATGCCGCTGGTGGATGGGAGCTGTACTTGCGCACCTGGCGGCCTGGAAAGCCTCATCCGGACCGCTGGCCTGCACGATTCGCCGCTGCCGTCCGCGAGGTGATGCGATGATCGCCTGGCTGAAGTTCGTGCCCGGCTGGGCCTGGTGGGTGGTTGCTCTGGCTGTTGTAGCCGGTGGGCAGCAGGTCCGGGTGCTATCGGCTCAGTCTGTGGCCTCAAAGGCACAGGCCGAGCTGTCCACCTACCGAACCGAAGTCAGCGAGCGCGACCGCCGCGCTGCGCTGTACGTCATTCAGGAAAACCAGCGGCGACAGGTCGCGACGGAGAAAGCAGATGCAGAGGCACAGGAACAACTGGCTGCAGCACGTACTGATGCTGAGCGCGCTGATAGTGCTCTTGAGCGCCTGCAGCAGCGCCTCGACGCAGCTGAGCAGCGCAGTCGTGACGCCGGCAATGCCATCACTGCCCAGCTCGGCAAGGCAGCCGAAGACGCCGCCCGAGTGCGAGCCCACGTGCTCGGCCGGGTTGGAGAGGCTGCTCAACTCTATGCTGGAGTTGCCGACGAGCGAGGAATAGCTGGGTCGGCGTGTGAGAAAGCGTATGACGCGGTGAGGGTGAATTGAGATTGCCCGGACGGGCTGAGATAGGGGAAATTTCTTCCCCAAAACGCAAACGTAAGTGTTTGATTCTGTTGGCGCGGGAGATTGCGCAAAAGAGCGGATTTCTGAGCGTGAAAACTGGCCGAAAGCCGCGCGGCACTAGGCGTTGAGCCTGATCCGTGCGGCGTCCCAGGCTTTGATTCCGTATAGGC